GGTAGAAAGAATAATGGTGGACATACAACCGCAGGAAGAAAATCCAAAGCGGAAGAAGTTCAGCTTATTGAGAAACTTACACCATTAGAACCATTAGCTTTTGATGCACTAATGAAAGGACTTGAAAAAGGAGATTTCAAATACGTGCAACTATTTTATAACTATTATGCAGGTAAGCCAAGAGAAACCAAAGATATTAATATCAATGAGGACTTACCGTTATTTGTAGATTAGGGATAACCTAAACCCTATCTGCAATATATATGCGGATTAAAAAAACCTTAGCACTTAGAAAACTTAGAAAACTTGATAAAAGAATCAAGGTAATAAAAGGAGGCACCTCTGCGGGCAAGACCATTTGCATACTTCTTATATTAATAGACTACGCAATAAAAAACAAAGGAAAAGAAATAAGCGTAGTTTCTGAAACTATCCCACACCTGCGCAGAGGCGCATTTAAAGACTTCTGTAACATCCTAAAAGCATTAAATAGGTTTGACCCTAACAAGCTAAATAAAACAACCTTAAAATACACCTTTTCAAACGGAAGCTATATAGAGTTCTTTTCAACTGACCAACCCGATAGATTGAGAGGTGCAAGAAGAACAGACCTATTTATTAATGAGTGCAACAATATAACCTTTGAAGCATATCAGCAGCTTGTTGTAAGAACAAGTGGACAAGTATGGTTAGACTACAATCCATCTTCTATATTTTGGGTAGATAAAGAAATATTAGGTCAGCAGGATGTGGACTATATAACACTAACATATAAAGATAATGATAGCTTACCTGAATCAATCGTAAACGAAATAGAGAAAGCAAAAGAAAAAGGTAAGACATCTACCTATTGGGCAAATTGGTGGAAAGTTTTTGGGCTTGGTTTGCGGGGAAACCTTGACGGGGTATGTATTCCTGATTGGAAAGAAATAGATAAAGTACCTAATGAAGCAAGACTATTAGCTTATGGAATGGACTTTGGATATGTTGACCCTACGACAATCATAGCACTTTACAAGTGGAATGATGCTTTCATATTTGATGAGGTGTTTTATAAGTCAAACACAGTTCTAAGGGATGTAAGTTTATTCCTAAGACAAAACAACATCACAGAAAACATAATAGCAGACCAAGCAGAACCCAAGAGCATAGAAACACTAAGACGTGATGGGCATAATATATTTCCTTGCACAAAAGGCAGGGATAGTGTAACGTTCGGTATAAACCTAATTAACCAAAATGAAATATACGTTACAAGCCATTCTAAGAACCTTAAAAGAGAATTACAAGGTTATGTATGGGCAAAAGACAAAGATGGAAATACGCTTGAAAAACCAACAGGGGAACATCCTGATTGCATAGATGCTGCAAGGTATGTACTAACAGACCAAATAGGAAACCCAAACAGAGGGCAATATTATATTTATTAAAATAGTTAATAAAATGTTAGTTTTAAAAATATTTTGTATATTAGCACCATAAACATTAGAACAATGGAAAGATATTACGATAAAATGTATGAAGATTATTGCAAACTTTGGGAAGAACTAAAGTACTGCAAAGAGTGCGACAAAGAACTAAAAGACACAGATGACTATTGTAGTCAAGCGTGTTTTGAAGCAAGTTTAATTTAAAATAAGAACAATGGATAAATATTACATCATCAAGAAACAATCAAAGAAAGAAGATAGGAAAGCTATTTGGAGGTTAGTACGTGCAGCTTTATTAATGCTTGGAGCATTTTATGCAGGTATGTTATTATTCTTTGAATTAATGATAGCTTTAAACAGATTCAGCGAATGGCTGTTTTAGAATATCACAAGGTATTAAAAAGGTGTTGGGAGAACAGTATATTTGTTCACCAAGTACCTATCAAGCAAGGAAAAAAACCTGCTGTTGAATTGCATTTAGTAATGAATGGTTTGTTAGTTAAGAAAGGCGAAAAGCAGTACAAACAAAACACGCAGGAGTTAGAAAAAAAGATAGAGGAAATATACCGTTACATATACGAAAAGCAGTTTTAGTTTTTTTTCATTTTGTTTTATGTTTGGATTGGGTGGCTTAGGCTGCCCTTTCTTTTTATACTAATTTATAATTAATCTATTGTATTAATATGAAGTTAGAAATTTACGTTCCCGATAGCTTAAGAGAAATAACCTTAGAACAATATCAAAGGTTTCAAAAGTTAGAACTTGATGATAGCGCATTTGGTTTGCAAAAGATGATAGAGATATTTTGCAGATTAGATTTAAAGGATGTGGCTAAGATTAAATACAAGTCAGTTCAAGAAATAACCTTACATATTAATAAAATCTTTGATTCTAAACATTCTCTTATACCTACGTTTAGATTAAATGATGTTGACTATGGTTTTATTCCTGAACTTGACGAAATGAGTTTAGGTGAATATATAGACCTTGAAGAAAACTTAAAAGATTGGCAAACGATGCACAAAGCAATGAGTGTATTATATAGACCTATTAAGTATAAGAAAGGACACAAATACCAAATAGAACAATACAAGGGAATGAATGACAATCTGAAATATGTTTCCTTAGACGTAGTATTTGGAGCACAGGTTTTTTTTTACAGTTTAGCCAACGAATTGCTGACAACTACCCTGAATTATATACACAAACAGAGCAAGACGGATATTCAGTTACGGCAACATTTGGAAAAAAGTGGGGTTGGTATCAATCAATCTATGGACTTGCTAAAGGAGATATTACCAAGTTTGACCAAATTACAAAAATGAACGTACACGAATGTTTAGTTTATTTAGCATTTGAAAAAGAAAAAATAGAGTTGGAAAAGAAAATGATTAAAAGATGAAAGGCTTCTACAAAGCAATAGATACATTAAAAACAGAATTAGCAGCAGAACCATTTGTCAATACGGTTACTTATGGAAGCATTGACGATATAGACCTAAACAAACAAGACATATTTCCTTTATCGCATATCATTGTAAATAATTCAACTGTAAGCACAAACACAATTAGTTTTAATATATCCATCTTAGCAATGGATGTGGGGGATATTAATAGCCAAGAAACAACAGATAAATTTAAAGGCAACGATAACGAGCAGGATATACTAAACACACAATTAGCACTTTTAACAAGGGTAATAAATAAACTACAAAGGGGAGATTTATTTACCGAATTATACCAAGTGCAAGGTGATGTTGGATGTGAGCCTTTTGTAGATAGGTTTGAAAATAAATTAGCAGGTTGGGCAGCAACGTTTGACCTTATAGTGCAAAACGATATGACGATATGCGATTAGAAAAAACAGAAGCAGCGTTAGAAGCCTTTAAGAACTTTGTGATACAACAATCAAGGTCAAGGCTATCTAAGGGCAAAAAGAACGTTTCTAAATCGCTTTATAATAGTCTAAAGGGTTTTGTAAAGGTTATGCCCAATTCTGTTAATGTAACGTTTGAAATGGAAGAATATGGTTACTATCAAGACAGAGGTGTTAAGGGTGCTAAATCTACATATCCTGAAATAGGAAGATATGGTACATTAGCAAAGTTTGGTTCGGGCAAAGGTAAAAAAGGTGGACTAACTAAAGGAATCAAAGAATGGGTAAGAGCAAGAAGATTTCAATTCAGAGATAAAAAAACAGGTAAGTTTATGTCTTACGATAGCACAGCTTATCTAATTACAAGGTCAGTATATAATAAAGGAATTAAGCCAAGTTTGTTTTTTACAAAACCGTTTGAACAAGCCTATGATAAACTTCCTGATGAACTAATAGAAAAGTTTGGTTTAGACGTAGAAGATTTTTTGGCATTTACACTAAAAGAAGATAGATTGAAATGAGTACTAAAATAAATGTAAGAAGTCCGTTTTATTTAGAAATAGAAGAACCAAGTGTGCCATCGGTTGCACTTACTTGTGATTTAGTAAACCTCAAAGGGTTACAGGTTGACCAACAAGGCATAATAACTTTGCCAACATTAGATTATGGAGATATAGACTCTTTCACAAGTACTGATTCTGATTTTAGCGATAACAAATTCGCAACAGTTTCAACTGCAACTGCAAGAACAGTTTCTTTTAAAATATTAATACCACAAAATTTTTCTAACTACGAAACAGGTGCTTTTATAACTTGTGATGCACAAACAACACAACCTGAAGTAACTTGTACAGGGGGTGTAACAACAAACGGAACTATTCCAAACCAAACTATTGCAGCAAATGGTAATTCAGTAACGATAGATTTAAGTTCTTATTTCACACAAGGAACTGACCCAATATCAGGTTATTCAATAGATAATATTTTTCCTAATGTAATACAATCGTCTATAAGTGGTAGTACATTAACTTTGACTTCACAAAATATTGGTGGTACATATACTATTAATGTAGAAGCAACAGATAGCGACCCTTTAACCTGTGATGCTGTACAACCTATTCAAATTACGGTAGATAGTTTGCCTGCCTTTGATTGTACAACAGCAAACCTAAGAGGTGGTGAAGTAGCACAAGATGGAACAATAACAGACCCATTAAGCACGGGTGAAATAACCGCAAAAAGTTTAACATCAGGAGGCGCACACATAACAAGTGTATCTGCGAACACAGGAGGTTCAGCGCAAGACGTTACCTTATTTTTTGACATTACAGTACCTGATGGATATACAAACGCAGGTGATACGTTTATATGTAGTAAAACATTTGAACAACAAGCACCAACAACATTACCTGAATTTACTTGTGATATAGCAGGATTAACAGGACAGTCTATTTATCAAAGTGGTTCTATTTTAAGAGGAACAACAGCAGAGGGTAGTATTGATAGCTTTAGCCCTAATGGATTTGATGTGGTTTTTACGGAAACACCAAGAACTGTAACATTTCAAATAACACCACCTGCAAGCGGTTATTCCAATAGTGGAGGTGCTAATATATCTTGTGATATTGCATTAACACAGCCTGCTGCCGAAGCACCAACAGTAGGAACAAATATATGGTACAGAACAGGACAAAATTTTACATCTAAAGAAGATATGGAGTTAAACGGTAGAGTTGGAGGCTCAAAACAAAATTGGAAGTCCTTTTTAGTCGCTGTCAGTTTAGTAAGTGATACACCGTCTGATTGGGTGAATACACCGCTTGGATTAGTCTTTGGCGCAGGCACAAGCAACGTAACTTATAGGTTAACAAATTGGGGAAATACTTTTATACCTATTTGGAAAAGTAAACGTACAAAGCAAATACAGCCAAGTAGTTTTTATGTTTTAGAAGTAAGGAACGAAATAATTATCGGTGTATGGCAATATAACAATAACAGTTCTTCATCGGGCTACCAAACACTTTCTAAATTATATTAATATGGCACTAAAAACCGCAAACGTTGATTTATACATATATACAGGTACTTCGGG